AAAGATCTATATTTGGAGGTATCAGGGTTCATCACATGAATCCGATTGCTCCTGAAGATTTGGAACTTGAGAAAGACATTGTGTTTGATCCAGAGTTTCTTATTTGTACGTCACATAACACACATAACGCAATTCACTTTGGAAATGAAAAGAATTTATTTGCGTTATCAAAAGAGAGAAAGAAAGGAGATACGACTTTATGGAAAACATTTTAGATTCAATTAAGAAACTTCTTGGTATAGATGAAATGGATCTTAATTTCGATCAAGAACTTATTATGCATATAAATTCTGTCTTTATGGTTTTGAATCAACTTGGTGTTGGCCCAGTTGAAGGATTTAAAATTTCTTCTAATGAAGAAACTTGGTCTGATTTTATTGGGACTCGGTTGGACATTGAATCTGTTAAAAGCTATATTTATCTTAAAGTTCGATTACTTTTCGATCCACCACAAAATTCATTTTTGGTTGCTGCTATTGAAAAGCAAATAGAAGAACAAGAATGGCGGCTTCGTGCTCAAGTTGAATCATACACACTTACTGAGGCGGCAGCTTTGCTTGAAACAGACGACGAACTTGAAAGGTGATAATTATGCCGTCAAGAGAAGAAGTTCAAAAAGAATACGATACTTTGTACAAATTCAATCCAGCCAAATGGTTGAATACAGATCGAAGTGATTTTATGATTAATATTTTAAAGACCATACAACCAAATCCGCAAACTGCGCTTGATGTCGGGTGCGGCATTGGCGTAGCACTAGAAAATTATGGCAAACATTTTCCTGGAACAACGTTATATGGAATCGATCCGTCGAATGAAGCCGTTCGCCTTTCTAAAGAACGAGTTCCATATGGCCACTTTACAACTGAAGATGAGTTTGAAGAAATTAAGCAATTTGATCTGGTATTTTGCCTCGGCGTCGCCGAGCATGTAGAAGATTTACTATATTTTCTTAAAGGATTAAAAAGAAAGGTAAAGAGTGACGGAGTTTGTTATTTGGAAGTTCCTCACAATCTTCTATATTCTAAAGGGCCCGAAACTTATAGGCGGCTAACAACTAGAAGCAAACAGATAGAATGGCATCTTCCACGGAAACGATGGGAACGCATTATTCTTGCTTCAGGATTTGAAATTGCAAAATCTTATACCGGACTTAATGCCACATGGGAGTTTATCTGGGTGCTTAAATGAAATACTATATTGCTCACCATCAGCACAAAGGGCGGCCGTTTGAGTTAGCATTAAGAAGAGAACGCTGGAGACTATCTATAAACAACCCAGATGTTGTTTTATTAGATCATGCCATTAATAGAAAGAATCCAGAAGAAGGACTGGCCTTGATCGGGAAGTATTATGATGGGGGATCCACTATAATCACATATCCTCACGGCGCAACTGGCGCTTGGTGGATGGATAGTGATTTGTATAAGACCGATGATAGAATATCTGGGAATCTTGTTATCGGCGAAGGGCATAAACACATTGAAGAGATAGTTCAACCAAGTTTAAAGCATTATGTTACTGGATGGAACTTCTGCCCAATAGAAGAATTTAAAAAGCCAAAAGAAGTAGTTAATATCTTATTCGCGCCAATACATGCTGCTGAAAAAACTAATAATTTTAGGGACGAAGCGATCGAAGCAAATGCAAGAATATTTGAAGCACTTCTAAAACTTCCAAGTAAGTACAAGATTATTATCAGATATCTTAATCCACTTAATTCAATTGGCTTAAGAAATCACTCTAGAGTTATTTTAAGACCAGGAAAGCCAGACGGATCATATTTTGAAATAGATAAAGCGGATCTTGTAATAGCAGAAGGAACCTATATGTATCTGTCTGTTGCGAGAGGAAAACCAACAATTGGTATAAATCAACATGTTCCTCCTAGGCCAAATGGTTACGGTTTTAAATCTTTTAAATTAAATCACTGGAATGAATATGAAAAATATTTAGCATATCCAATAGATTTTGATGATGGTGATGATTTGCCAGGATTAATTAATCGAGCCACGAAAGAAGAGCAAACAGAATGGAAAAGATTGTTTATTGGAGATAAAATGAGTTCGGCATATTTGTCAAAATTATTAATAGACATACGAAATGAAAAGGAGAAAATATGATGCTACCCTTCGGAATTGACATTAGCAAGCATCAAGGCGTGAATGACTACGCTAAAATGAAAGCGAACGCAACTTTTGTGTTCGTGAAGGCTACTGAGAGTTGGGGCTACACCGACCCAAAGTTCTACGCAAACTGGCAGGGACTCATCGGTCACAACCGAGGCGCATACTCCTACGTCTGGTTGTCAGATGACCCCTTGCGACAGGCTAACCACCTGATTGATATTGTGACGCAAGCAGGTGTTGACTGGAAGTATGATCGGCTGGTGCTTGACCTTGAAAAGAGCGGACACGGTCTATCGAAAGCAGAAGTCTCAAGGCGTGTGCTCGTGATGATGGAGCGGATAAAAGAAGTCACGGGTCGTTATCCAATTCTGTACTCTCGCAAGTATTGGGTTCAGGACAATATGCTTCTAACCGATCCACGTCTTATCAATGCTGACTGGTGGTTGGCGTATTTTCGCACAGCACTGCCTTATCCTCTTTACACACCAGAGATGCCACCTCCACCATTGATGCCGACAGGTGTAAACCGATGGCTGTTTCATCAGACTTGCGAAAAAGGTAATGGGCGAGAGGTCGGCGTAGGTTCATACTATGTCGATCAAAATAGATTTAATGGCACGAGAGAAGAGTTAGACGCTTACTTCGGACGAGGAACGCATAACGTCTACTTGCCAATTGTAACTGTTCCAGAACCAGAGCCAGTTGAAGACGACTGGAACGGATTGCTGAAAGTGAAATTGTGGTCGCAGCACGATTCACGCTGGGGTAATGACCGGATGGGTTCAAGTGGTGTGCTCATGAAACATCAGGGCTGCTTGGTTACGAATGTTGCGAATTATCTGGACTTTCTCGGCGTTGATACAGACCCCAAACGTTACAATAACCTTCTCGGTTTGAAGGGTGGGTATCAGTACAACTATGTGGGTGGTATCAAGTACGCCAACATGTACTGGAAATATCCTGGCGTGTTATATCCCCAGATTCAACGGGAACTAACCGACTACACGTGGTACTGGAATGGCACTGGCTGGGAAACACAGGCACGGAAGATTTTGAATAGCAAGCGACCAGTATTAGGGCTTGTTGACTTATACGCAGGTGGCGAACTCAACCAGCATTGGGTACTGATTGTAGGGGAACGTGCTGACGGTTGGTGGGCAGTTGACCCAGAGACGGGCACGCTTATCAATCTCAGTAAGTATCAAAACAAAGTATATCGAGTCGTTAGTTATCGGAGGACAATTTGAAATCAGAAGTCAGACGCAGTATATGGCGATCCAGCAAGATGGATTTTTAGAATTAGAGTTTATAGAAATAATAAAGGAGTTTAAATGGCAAGATATTCATATTCTGGGAATAAAAAGCATAAAAAGAAGCAAAATCATGCGAGCGAGTATTTACCTTACCTTATTAATGAGCTTGCTGATGAGATTGAAGTTGTTGAACAAGTATTAAGTAGAGGAGAAGAAGGACAGGTTCTTACTGCCAACTCTAATGGAAAAGCAAAATGGGCCGAAGGAGGTAGTGACGTTCAAGGGGTAGACGTAAAGAGCACAGTGCTTGAAAAAATGATAATAGTTTCTGGAGCAGGAAGTCCGGAGGTTAACGGAAACTATATCCTTAATGGTGAAAAAAATGGATATCCACAATATACGCTGGAGAATAGCACATATGACTCCGCCGCTATATATAGAGAAAATGATGGTCTGTGGTTGTTGGCGGTAGAAAGATACGAACCTCAGCTGTATCTTTATTACGTATCTACAAGCTCCGCAGAATCACCTGAATTAGTTGATGAGTGGGAGGTGTTTTCCTTTGGGACGGCGGTAGCGCCCGTTCCAACCGTAATAGCTCAAGGAATAGACAAGCCAGTTGAGGCAGGGAAGGCATTATTAACCGACGGTGTAGGAAAGGCAAGTTGGGAAAATATAGGATTGCCATTTAAGTCGTATGTTGTCGTTATCGCACAAGATGGCGATAATAGTGCCCCTTACATTGAGAGAGAAATTCATAATAGTTTGGGTCTTACGGAAATAACATTTGAGTACACCGGCGTTGGTCAATATTCAATGTTAACGCCAGAAGGGTTTAATGGCTCTAAGGCAATCGCGTTCTATTGCCCTCTGATAGGGAGTTATCCAAATGCGAAGTTTATACAGTTCCTATTAGGGGGGGACGACGCGACAAACCATTCCATAAACCTCCGTAGTTCTTTGGCCTATGAAGCCTTTATAGATGGTTTTGATAGCTTTTATCTTGAAATCCGAGTCTATGATTAGGAGCAACTATTGCAAATGAAATTAAAGGAAATTAAAATGGGAACATACGCATATTCAGGAAATCAAAACAAACAAAGAGATAATCATGCTGACGAATATTTGCCCGATTTATTGAATGACATTCAAGACGAGATTGAAATCGTTGAACAAGTATTAAGTGGAGGAGAAGAAGGGCAAGTTCTTACTGCCGACTCTAATGGAAAAGCACAATGGGCTGCAGGAGGAGGAGGAGGAGTTATTTATGATGGAATAGAAGAAACCCACGAGTATGATTTTGAAGAAGAATCACATAAAATAAATTTGACACTTACACTTAACGAAGAACCAATAAACGAGGATTCTTTTGTTATGTATAAAATTTCAAATACTCAACTCGATTTTTCCTCCAGCGATATTTATTTGGCGGACTATAATGAAACTAGTAAATTTGTGTATGCAAATGCTCCTGGAGGCACTGGGGACTTATATGTTAAATTTTATCTTCCGAGTGGCGCCACAATGGTATTTCTAATTCATGAAGCCCCCGGAGGAAGTATATAGTATAGACTAAATAAATAATATACTAAAATTAAAGGAGTTTATAAAAATGTTAGAAGAAATTATGTTGTTATTGGCAGGTTTGGCAGGTTTGGGCGGTTTGATTTCGGTTTTGGTTAATCTGCTCAAAGTGGTTGGTGTTGTTAAAGACGGCACAAGCGAGCAATGGGTTCAAGGATTTAACTTGATTGCATTTATTGCTGTCGCTGTTGTTTATTTTATGAAAGTCCAAGTCGATTGGGCGCAGATTGATGGGTGGTTGGGGGTACTTGCTACATTCATCGGGTTTGTTGTACAATTATTTGGGAGTAAGGTTACATACGCAGTTACTAAGGGCGCCCCAGTTATCGGCTTCTCTTATAGTAAACAAAATAGCTAATTTTATTAGTCGTTATTTTAATAGAGCCCGAATAACTCGGGCTCTTAATTAGACAAGGAGTATTCTTGATTAACTTAGAAAAAGAAATTTTTAATAAAACCGGATCTGCAAAAGAAAAGCTTATTAAATTTTACGGAAAAGATGTTAGTGAGAAAACTGCTTCTTCTTATCTTAGTGGAATTAAATTACATTTAGATACAATGCGGCGACTTAAAAAGAATGAAGAAACTTTTAATGAAGATACCAAAGAGATTAGTTTTAATTCGGATAAAAGCCAAACTATAAAACAGGACATCTATTTAACTCCAGATGAAGAAGCCAGCCCAGTTAAGATAATGCAAAAGATGGGGTTTGATCCAATTCTATGGGAAGTTGTGTCTTGTAATATAGTTAGTGGATCTTGGGACGTAGCCATGAAGATGGTCAACACAGAAGTTGATGGTAAGAAAGTTACTCGAAAGTCAAAACCTTTGATTAACAGAAATAGAAAGTATTCAATTACATTGACCGTAAAGCCGCTCGGCGGCGACATTACTTTTCCGCAGATACTAAGTGCATTTAGAGAATTAGAACCAGTTGATCTCGTTGAATATGAATACATCAAAGACTTAAATCAAAATGGAAGTTATTTGCTTGAGTTGCCAATTATGGATTTCCATTTAGGAAAACTTTCATGGTCTGGCGAAACTGGAAAAGAAGATTACGATCTAAAGATTGCAGAAAAGCTATGGCGAAAAACTGTGGATGATTTAATTTTTAAGTCGTTGGCTTTTGGTAATGTAGAAAAGATTATATTCCCCGTTGGGCAAGACTTTTTCCACTTTGATACGCCAAGAACGACCACAACTGCTGGAACGCAAATGGATTCAGATACCAGGTGGGAGAAGATGTTTGTAAAAGGTATCGAATTATTAGTATGGGCGATTGAACGGCTTAGAAAAATTGCCCCAGTTGAAGTTTTGTGGATTCCTGGGAACCATGATCAAATGCTTAGTTATGCAGCAACAGTAGGTTTGTCTCAACGATATTCTAATATAGAGAGTGTTACTGTTGACTTGAGTGCAACTCCAAGGAAATATCGGTTATTTGGAAAGAATCTTATTGGTTATAGTCATGGAGAAAAAGAAGGAAAGCGACTAGAAGGCTTAATGCAAGTAGAAGCTCCAGAACTATGGGGAAAGTCTATATTTAGAGAATTCCATATGGGGCATTTGCATACAGAATTAACAAAAACTAATAACGGCATTATCTTTCGTAGGATAAGCGCAATCACAGCAACTGATAGTTGGCATGTTGAGAATGGCTTTATTGGAAGTGTTCGACAAGCCCAGGCATTTATATGGGACAAAGAATTAGGATTGCAAGCAATATTAAATAGCAATGTAGTTGATAACTCAGATGGAAAATAATTTTAAATAGAATTGAGGGCATATGATCATAAAGGAGGAAGATGTTGTAATAACTCATTTCGGTGTTCAGGGAATGCGATGGGGTGTTCGTAAAGATCGGTATGAGCAAAATCGTCAAAAAGCAAGTAACATAGTTTCAAAAAATAAAGACTCAAAAAGCATGAACAAACAAGATTTAACGGCGGCAGAATGGATGAGCAAGCCTGTTTCTGATAAAATAGCTAGTGAAATATTTAAAAATACTATTAATGTTGCTGCTGGATATGTTTTAACAGGTACTGTTTCTAAATTAAAAGACCCCGAAACTATTGCTAAAACCGCCGCTCATATTCTTAAACGAACGGCAATGACAACTGCATTAAAAGAAGTAACGTCTGCAGCAGCTATTAGTAAACGCTATAAAACTACTGGAGAAAAAGATTATTCTGTAAAACAGTATAAACGCAATTCATTAACGCCAGAGCAACTTATTATGAGAGGAACAAGGGTCGCCATATCCATGGCGCCTGTATTTAAAGCAGTTGGTAGGCATAAACTGGAAGCAATGGCAAAACGTAAGTATGAAACAAATATTAGAATGGAAAAATGGGGCGCCAATCTTCTTGATAAGAAGACATCAGAGTTACATACTATATATGATGATGGGTATCTATCTGTGTTAGAGAAAATTAGTAGCAAAAGAGGATAATATGACGTTATCGAACACAGCAACACCAAAGTATTACAAAGAGTTCAGAGATTCAGTGTTGCGTGGTCAAATTCCTGTTTGCAAAGAAGTTGCGCTGGAAATGAATAGGATTGATGAGCTAATCAGGAATCCTTCTATTTATTATGACGACGAGGCTGTTGATGGGTTTGTTGACTTTTGCGAAACCGAATTAACACTCACAGATGGCTCTGATTTATACTTATTAGATACATTTAAACTTTGGGCCGAACAGATTTTTGGGTGGTATTATTTTATTGAAAGAAGTGTATATCAGCCAGGCCCAGAAGGAAAGGGTGGACGATATGTAACACGAAAAATTAAAAAGAGACTTATAAATAAACAGTATCTTATAGTTGCTCGTGGAGCAGCAAAATCAATTTATGCCAGCTTTATACATAATTACTTCTTAAATGTTGATACCACCACAACTCATCAAATAGCAACCGCCCCGACAATGAAGCAAAGTGAAGAAGTTTTATCTCCAATTAGAACCGCGATTACAAGAGCTCGCGGGCCACTATTCAAGTTTCTAACAGAGGGATCTATACAGAATACAACCGGTAGTAGAGCAAATAGAGTTAAACTTGCCCCAACAAAGAAAGGCATTGAAAACTTTTTAACTGGTTCCTTGCTTGAAATCCGCCCAATGTCAATCGACAAACTTCAAGGATTGCGCCCAAAGGTGTCTACAGTTGATGAATGGCTCTCTGGAGATATTAGAGAAGATGTTGTTGGTGCAATAGAACAGGGTGCCACCAAGTTAGATGACTATCTTATCGTAGCAGTTAGTTCGGAAGGAACGGTCCGAAACAGCAGCGGCGACACAATCAAAATGGAACTAATGGACATCTTAAAAGGAGACTACGTTAACCCTCATGTTTCTATCTGGTATTATAGACTTGATGATATTGAAGAAGTCGGAAAGCCAGAAATGTGGATTAAGGCTAATCCAAACCTTGGAAAGACTGTCACATATGAGGCCTATCAATTGGATGTGGAAAGAGCAGAAAAAGCACCAGCAACAAGGAATGATATTCTTGCAAAA